AATTAATAGTGGATCATATAATAGAGATAAATGATGGAGGTGATATGTTAAATCAAGATAATTTACAAACTCTTTGTCTATCACATCACAATCAAAAGACTAACTGGAATAAAACTAAACGCAAAGAAAAATGATAAAAACAATAATTTTAATACTATTAATGATGTTAATGGGATATATATTACTATTCCTTTACTTTGATTATAGAATGGACAAAAGATATAAAGAATATAAAAAAAGAGTTAAAGATTTTAATGCTAATGAAGATGAGCAAGTTTAAAGACAAAAAGATTCCTAATTATTATATTGGAGAAGTATATCATTATGAATGTAGAAAGATTATAGAAGATTACAATTTAAGCTATAATATAGGATCGGCAGTTGCTTATCTATTAAGAGCAGATAAAAAACATGATACAAGTTATGACTGCATCCAGAAAGCTATTAATCATCTGGAGTTTGAATTAGATAAAATAAATAATAAAGAAAAATGAAAGAAGTAACAACATTAGTAGAGTCAGCTTATAACATAATAGAGAAGCAGAATAAACTAATAAAGGATCAGCAATCTATAATAAATAAATTTAATCTTTTAATTACTGGTTTAGAGTTGAGGAATGAATTACAATTAAAACAGATTACAGACTTACAAGAGGAATGTATCTCTATTACTAATGAATATATAGATAATACTAATAAGGGGGGCATATAAAAAGTTTAAAGGGTACTCTCGTACATCGGACGGGGGGGTTTCGATATTTTCTACGCAAAATTAAACCTAATTCGTGAGGGAATTATCTAAACTAAAACTAGTTTAAGTTTATGGATACAAATATTATAGTAGTTTGGGCTTGACAAAAAAAACAAAATGAAAGGGAGGAAAAAAATACCAACTTCAGTTAAAGAATTAAAAGGAACTTTAGAGAAGTCTAGATTAGTTGATAATGAAATGGCAACTAGTCAAGTTATAACTATGCCAGATGCTCCTTTCTTTTTGAATCAAGAAGGTGCTGATGAATGGAATATTGTAACAAATGAACTTGCTAAAATTAAGATGTTACATTTAACAGACTTATCAATCCTAGCTGCTTATTGTAATGAGATTGGAATTTACAGAAGTATCTCGGCAGAGTTAGGAGGAAACTTTACAGAGCAAACAGTTGATAAAGATGGGAGATTAAGAATGACTAAACTTAATCCTAAATATAAAGTAATGCAGAATGCTCTTCAATCAGCAATTAAATTAGCTACTCAATTTGGTTTTACTCCAAGCAGTCGAGCAAGTTTATCAATGCCAGAACAAGAGCAAGAAAGAACAGATGATTTTAACTTCTTTGATTAATGGATATTAAAAGCGATAATACTTTTTACTTTGATGAGAAAGCTGCTGATAGAGTAGTCTATTTTATAGAGAATCACATTAGACATTTAAAAGGAGAAAAAGGAGGAACTAATTTTAAGCTAGAGCCATTTCAAAAAAAAATAGTAAGAGATTTATTTGGTTGGAAATATAGAACAACTGAATTAAGAAGATTTAGAACTGCTTACATTTGCTTACCAAGAAAGAATGGAAAGAGTACGTTAATTAGTGCTATTGCTTTATATATGTTAATAGCAGACAATGAGCCATCTGCAGAGTGTTACGTTGCAGCTGGAGATAGACAACAAGCTGGTATAATATTTGAGGTTGCTAGTGGAATGGTTAGAGCTGATAAACAACTAGTAAACAATTTACAAGTATTTAAAAATTCAATTATTCATGAAAAAAGTAATTCTGCTTTTAAAGCTATTAGTAGTGAGGCATCTAGTAAGTACGGATATAATGCTAGTTTTATTTGTATGGATGAGTTCTTTGTCCAAAAAGATTCTAGTTTATGGGATGCGTTAACTACAAGTGTAGGATCAAGACGTCAGCCATTAACAATAGCAATAACAACTGCTGGATACAATAGAGAATCTGTTTGTTATAAAACAGAAGATTATGGTCGTAAAGTTTCAGAGGGTATTATTAAAGACGAATCATTTTATTATATTAAATATGACTGTCCAATAGATACAGACTGGACAAGTGAAGAAGCATTAAGGTTAGCTAATCCAGGATTAGAAAGTGGAGTAGTAAAATTAGACTATCTTAAAAGAGAGCAAGAGAAAGCTATTAAGCTTCCTAGCTATGAGAATACTTTTAGGATGTTACATCTTAATCAATGGATGAGTTCAGCAAGTAAATGGTTATCAGATGCTCAATGGATGGAATGCGACAAAGCTCCAATAAGATTAGAAGATTACAGAGGAATGACTGCTTATGCTGGACTTGACTTAGCAAGTGTAAGAGATATTTCTGCATTTGTTTTAATCATTCCAGAAGATGATAGATTTACAATTATACCTTATTTCTTTGCTCCTAAAGATACTGCATTTGTAAGAAGTCGGAGGGACCAAGTTGATTACATTGGATGGGGTAAAGAAGATTTAATAGAACTAACAGAGGGAGATGTAACGGATTACAATTACATTAAAAAACGAATTAAAGAAGTTGCTGAAGTAGTAAACATTAAAGAGATAGCTTACGATAGATGGAATAGTAGTCAGTTAGTAATTGATTTAGTTAATGATGGTTTACCTATGATTCCATTTGGACAAGGTTTTGCAAGTCTATCAGCTCCAACTAAAGAACTAGAAAAACTTATTTTAGGAAAGCAGTTAAATCATGGAGGTAATAAAGTCTTAAGATGGATGGCTTCTAATGTAGCAGTAAAGTCTGATCCAGCTGGAAACATTAAATTTGATAAGAGCAAAGCAACAGAGAAAATAGATGGGATGGTTTCTTTAGTTATGGCTATTGGCTCTTATATGAATGATGATACAGAAGATTCAAGCTATGATGATAGAGGTATTGTTTGGATATAATTTTTTTACCAAAGTTATTAACACTATAAAAAAAATTTTTAAAAAAAGTATAGTTTTTATTGAGAATTATATTTCCCTATCTTTGTAGTGTAATTACATCTTCTTTATGGGCTTATTAGATTTTTTTCGTACTGAAAAAAGAAACAATAATTTTTTAAAAGGCAACTTTTCATTCGGAGGAGCTGCTAATAAAACTGCAGTTACTACTGAATCTTCAATGACATTTTCAGCAGTATTTGCTTGTGTTAGAATTATATCAGAATCAATAGCATCTTTACCAGTTAGAGTTTATAGAGTTGAAACAGATGGAGATAAAATAGAAGAAGTATCACATCCAGTTAATAGACTATTGACTAGAAAGCCTAATGACTTCATGACTACTTACACATTTTTAGATGTGTTAATGAATAACTTATTACTAGAGGGAAATAGTTATTTTTATATTGAGAGAGATAGTTCAGCTAGACCAGTTGGATTAATACCTATTAAAACGGAGCATGTTAAAGTAATTAATCATGATGGAGATATTTATTATGATGTTAAAGATTTTGAGTTAGCAATTCGTAAAGAAGATATATTGCATTTTTTTAATTTATCTTTTAATGGATATGAGGGAACAAGTGTAATAGGATCACAAAGAACAACAATAGGAACTTCAATAGCATCTAACGATACTGCTAATAGTTATTTAGGTAATAGCTCACAAATAGGAGGTATAATTAAACATCCTGGAAAGCTATCTAAAGAGGCAGTCCAAAGATTAAAAAACTCTTGGAATCAATCAACTGCTGGATCATTTGTTGCTGGTAAAACTGCAATACTTGAAGAGGGAATGACTTTTGAGCAATCAAAAATTAATGCTAATGATTATCAGCTTTTAGAAACTAGAAGATTTCAGATAGAAGAAATAGCTAGAATATTTAAAGTACCATTAAGTTTAATTGGACATTTAGAGAAAGCAGCAAATTACTCAAGTATAGAAGCTTTAAGTATTGACTTTGTAAGATTTACTTTACAACCTTATTTAGTTTTAATAGAGCAAGAATTAAATAGAAAATTATTTAGAGAAAATGAATTAGATAATTATTTTATTAGATTAGATTCTAATGGATTATTAAGAGGAGATTCTGCTGCAAGAGCAGACTATTACAGAGAGATGATTTCAATGGGAGTATTATCTATTAATGAAGTTCGAGTAATGGAAGATTTAAATAGAATTGATGATGGAAACGTACATTATTTCCCAATGAATTTTGCTCCAATAGGAACAACTAACGATTCAGAATAATGCCAATACCTACAAAAAATATTAATGAAACGAATGAAGATTTTATTGATAGATGTATGTCTGATAGTGTTATGGTTGATGAATATGATGAAACACAAAGATTAGCTATTTGCTCTTTACAAATAGAAGAAGAAAGAGCTTTAGAAGATATTAATACAAAGCCAACTCAAGAAATGGCTAACGAGGCAGAACAAGCTTTAGAATGGAGAGAGGAGTTTGGAAGAGGGGGAACAGAAGTAGGAGTTGCAAGAGCAAGAGATTTAAAGAATCGAGTAAACTTATCAATCAGAACTATTAAGAGAATGTTCTCTTATTTTAGCAGACATGAAGTAGATAAAGAGGGAAAAGGATTTTATAAAGGAGATGATGGTTTCCCTAGTGCTGGAAGAATTGCTTGGGGTTTATGGGGAGGAGATTCTGGTTTTAATTGGGTAAAAAGAAAAATAAAAGAAATAGAAGAAGAAGAAAATAGAGATATTATGAAAAAACATGATTTAAGACATATCCAAAAGATAGAAGAAACAGATGATTCAATTATTATTTATTATGGCAAAGCTAAAGAAGATGTTGAAATGGTTGTTGATATGGATAGCAATATAGAAGAAGATAGTCAAGAAGTTAGAACAATAACTAACAAAGAGATTAGAACTTTTAATGTATCTGATATTGAATTAAGAAACGATAACGGCGTTAATACTGTTGTAGGTTATGGAGCAGTCTTTAATAGTGAATCAAATGATTTAGGAGGATTTGTTGAATATGTTGCTCCTGGTGCTTTTGATGGAAGATTAGAAGATGATGTAAGATTTTTAATTAATCATGATGGACTCCCTTTAGCTAGAACAACAAACGGAACATTAAGATTATCAGTAGATGAAAGAGGATTAAAATACGAGGCAGATATGCCAGATACTACTTTAGCTAATGACTTAATGACTCTATTAAGAAATGGAACTATAAGTCAGTCTAGCTTTGCTTTTACTGTTGAAGAGGACTCTTGGGAAAATATAGATGGCAAAAATGTTAGAACTATAAACAAAGTATCTAGATTATATGATGTTTCTAGTGTTACATATCCAGCATATAATGAGGCTGGATCTTTTGCTTTACGTTCTTTAGAGAACTGGCAAAAAGAACAAGAAGAAAATAAACTAAATGAAAATTTAGATAAAGAATTAAAAGAGGTAAAAAAAGAAGAAATTGATTTAAGAGAGCGCAGCCTCAATGAAATGCGTTTGAGAATCATTAAAAACAAATAATTTTTTTAATAATATGAAAAATAGTAAATCATTATTAGAGGAAAGAGCTATCAATGTTGAGAAGATGGAATCTTTAGTAGACTTATGCAAAGTTGAAGAAAGAGAAATGACATCTGAAGAGCAAGTTGAGTTCGATACTCTAAACGAAAAAGTAGAGTCATTAAGTGCTATGGCTGAAAGAAGTTTAAAATTTGAAAACCTACAAGCATCTAAAGTAAAAAAGACTGCTCCAGTTTCAGAAGAAGTAAGAGCATCTAAAAATTGGTCTTTATTTAAAGCAGTAAATGAAATCCGTAATGGAGGAAAATTAACTGGTTTAGAGGCAGAAATGCATCAAGAGGCTGAAAAAGAGGCTAGAAAAGGTATTGATGGAATAGGTATTCCAACTATGTTATCAGAAAAAAGAGCTATCGACCAAACAAACTCTGCTATTGCTCCAACTGCAGTAGGTGCTTTTGTTGAGTCTTTACAAGAGGCTGGTCTTTATTCTAAAGTAGGTATTAATGATTTAGGTACTGTTGCTGCTGATACTGTTCTTCCTATTGCTGGAGGATCAACTGTTGGTTGGAATACAGAAGTAGGAACTGCAGTAAATGGTGGTGCTAACTTTGACAAATTAACTTTATCTCCTAAAAGAGTTACTGGTTATGCTAACTTGTCTAATCAAATTTTAGCACAAAATGGACCTCAAGCAGAGGCAGCAGTTATGAATGACATGGCTCGTAACATGGCAGTTCAAATTGATGCAGCTATGTTTGGATCAACTGATGTAACTAATGCTCCTGGCTCTATTGCTGGTACTACTGGTGTTTTAACATTTACTGAATCAGCATCTTTTGATGTTGCATCTGATATGTTAGAGGCTATCCAAACAATAGCTAATGACCATGGACTAGACGGAAATTTAGCATTTGTAAACTCTTTTGAGCTTTACAGTGCAATTAAAAATGCTGCTCAAGTAGCATCTGTTTATCCTCTTTACGTTGATAATAAATTAGCTGGATATGATGGTTACTTCTCTTCTGCTCCAGCGTCTGTTGCTGGAACTTCTGGAGATGGTATATTCGGAGATTTCTCTAGAGTATATATGGCTCAATTCGGTCCTATGGCTATTCAAGTTGATCCTTACACAAGAGCTATTGAGGGTGAGGTTAGACTAATCTTAAACAACTATGTAGACTTTGGTGTAGCATCTGGTGCATCATTTGTAAAATATACTTCTTTAAGTGCATAATTTTTAATTGGAGAGAGTTTAATCGCTCTCTCCTTTTTTTACTTTTTAAATATGTTAAATTATAATTATTTCAGTATTGATGGATATGTAAACTATGGAAAGCTAGTTTTAAAAACTGCTCCAACTGGTACTGCTATATCATTAGCTGAGGCTAAACAACATTTAAGGGTTGATTCAGATTTTGATGATGATAATGATTATATAACTGCTTTAATAGGAGTTGCTACTAATCAAGTTGAGGAGTTTACAAGAAGAAGATTAATGACACAAACTTACAATCTTTACTTTGATGTTTTTCCTCCTTATATTGATTTACAAGTTGGAATCATACAAAGTGTAACTCATGTTAAATATTATGATAATAATAATGTTTTACAAACTTTAGCATCTTCTAATTATGATTTAGACGATAAAATAAAACCAGGAAGAATCTATGAAAGTAATAATGGAACTTTTCCAGATACTTATGAAAGACCAAATGCAGTAGAAATAGAATTTATTGTAGGAAGAACTGCTAATGATGTTGAGGATGCTATAAAACAAGCAATGCTAATTATAGTCGGAAGATACTATGAGCAAAGGCAAGATGTTGTTTTAGGTACTCAAGTACAAGAACTTCCATTAATGGTTGAGTATATGCTAACTCCTTACAGATTTTTAGAGTTATGATATTCGGAAAGTTAGATAGAAAATTAACTTTATATAATCAAACATTTACAACTAACTCTTATGGAGAGAGAATAGCTGGAACTGCTACATCTGTAACTATTTATGCAGACTTTAATTTTAAAGCTGGGAAGACAAGTTATGAGTCAGATGTATTTGTAGGAGAGCAATTAATTGAATGTTTAATTAGATATAGGACTGCAATAGGAACAAGTCCAGATTTTTATCTAACTAATGGAGATGATGAGTTTGCTATTTTAGGAATTAAAGAAATAGGAAGAAAGGATAAGATGCTTTTAACAATAGTTAAGAAAGATTTAAAAGATATATTCTCAAGCTGATGACTAACGGAATAGTTATAAATAAGAAAGAGCTTAACGATATAGTTAAAAATTTAGAGTCTTTAAATATGTCAGATTCTAAAAACAAAACTCTTTTAAGACAAGCAATGAGAAAAGCAGCAAAGCCTATATTAACACAATTAAGAGCTAATGTTGATAATATTAAACCTACTTTAAAAGGTGCAAGTAGTAGAAAGACTGGACAATTAAAAAAGTCTTTAGCAGTAATAAATGGAAAAAATAGAAAAGGAGTTTCTCCAAGTGTTTTTGTAGGTCCAAGAGTAAAAGGAGCTTACGCAAATGAAAATAAAACTGGTTTCTATTTTTACTTTTTTGAATATGGTTTTAGAGGTGTAGCTGGTTTAAGAATGTTAGACGAAGCTGCAAGAAGTAAGGGTAAACAAGCATTAAATGATGTAACTAATCAATTAAAAGCATTGATTGAAAAAAGATTTAATAAATAATGGAAGTAGGAAAAGTAATATATAATATTTTAAGTAATGATTCTAATGTAGCTCCTTTAGTTACTACCGGAGGTATTACTAGAATATTCCCAGCTAGATATAAATTTAGTCAAAATGATCCTACTCTTCCTTTTATAGTTTATCAAGTAGTTAGTGATATTCCTAATATGACAAAAAACGGAGTTTCTACTTATGACTATGTTAGCGTTCAGATTACTTTAGTACATTCTAAATATAGTGATTTAATTACTTTGTCAGGTTTTGTTAGAACTGCTTTAGATTATGTAAGTGGTACTTATGATGGAGTTGTAGTAGATAAGATATTTTTTGAGAATTCTGTTGAATCTTTTGATGATACAAGTGGAACTAATGGAATTTATCAAATAGCACACGATTACAGATTTAATATAAATAGATAAATTTATGGATACTTATAAAGTTAAAATTAAAAAGAATATAGAATGTAGAGAAGTACAATATCAAGAGGGAGAGTCTTATAATGTAGTTAGAGCAGTATATAATTTTTTAAAGCATAATAACGCAATAGATAATAAAAAAAAGCAATCTAAAAAGGAGAAAAAAGAAGAAACTCCTTTAGATACTATCAATAATTAATTAATTAATAAATAATAAAATGGCAATTTTTAACGGAACAGATTTAATATTAAAAGTTTCTCCTAGTAGTGGAGGAGCAGAGGCGAAATTAATGCATTCGCAAAATGTATCATTATCTATAAATGTTGATACAATAGACATAACAACTAAAGATTCTGCTGGATTCAGAGAGCTTTTAGGAGGAACTAAAAGTTTTTCTTTAAGTGCTGATGGTCTTATGGACTTTTCTGCAACTGCTGGAGATACTGATGTAGCTGAATTATTTGACCAGATGCTAGATAGAACGGCAGTAGATTTTACTTTTGCTTTAGCTACTCCAGCTGGTTATACAATTACTGGAGATGGTTTCATTACTTCTTTAGAGATTTCTGGAGGAACAGAAGATGCTCCAACTTACTCTTGTTCAATAGAGGGAACTGGAGTTTTAACAAAGACTGCAGTATAATAATATTTATCGTTGTTGAGGTTGGAGGTTAAACTCCTCCTCTTCAATGATAATTGAATAATAACGATAAAAACGATAAAAAATGTACGAAATAGTTTTAATAAACGGAAAAGATTATCCAGTAAGATTTGGAATGAATGCTTTAAGAATGTTCTGCAAAGATACAGAAAGAGCTTTAAGCGATTTAGATAAACTAGGAGATTCAATGAGTTTAGATGATGCTTGTTTTTTGATTCTAAATGGAATAAAAGATGGATCAAGAGTAAGTGGACAAGAATGTTCTTTAACAGTTGAAAGTGTAGCAGATTTATTAGATGACGATTTTGATGCTTTAAATAAAGTATTGGAAGTATTTTCAACTCAATTTAGTGCTAAACTTGGAAACGAGGGAAACGTAAAAGCCACGAAGAAGAAGAAAGTGGCAAAAAAATAGACTGGGATACATTAGAGTCTGTTGCTTATGGACTCGGATTATTGCCAGATGAATTTTGGAATTTAACTTTCCATGAATTCTTTTTAATTCAAAAAGGTCGTAATGACGTAATAGAATCAAAAGAAAAGAGGGAATGGGAACGAGTAAGATGGTTAGCTTGTTTAATGTTGCAACCTCATACAAAAAAAGGACAAAATTTAACTCCAGAAAAACTTATTAAGTTTGAATGGGAGAAAGGAGAAAAAATAAAAGATGTTGAGAAACAAAAAAAGAGAGCTGAATATTTAGTTAAGAAATACGATTTAATAAATAAAAAAAATGGCTGAAAAAAGTTTAAGTGTTAGGCTATCTTTAAATGATAAACAATTTCAGAGCAGCTTAAAAAAGGCTACTAGAAGTCTTAAAAAGTTTGGAGCAAGTATGAAACGAACTGGTCAAACAATGACTAGAAGTCTTACTCTTCCAGTTATAGCTTTTGGAGCAGTAGCAGTTAAAGCTTTTGATGAACAAATAAAAGCAGAAACAAAATTAAGAACTTCATTAAAAGGAAATGAAGAGGCTTTTAAAAGTCTAAAGAAACAAGCTCAAGAATTACAAAAAGTTACTTTATTTGGAGATGAGGCAACTATGGAGGCTCAAGGGTTTCTAGCTCAACTAGGACTTAATGAGCAAGCTATATTAAAACTAACTCCATTAATTCAAGACTTTGCCTCTGCTCAAAACATACAATTATCAGATGCAGCTAAATTAGTTGCTAAAAGTGTTGGATCAAGCACAAATGCTTTAAGTAGGTATGGAATACAAATAGAGGGTGAAGTTGGAAGTACAGAGAGATTAAATAGTGCAGTCAATGCTCTTTCTACTGCTTTTGGAGGTCAAGCACAAGCATTATCTAAAGAGGGTTTAGGTCCTTTAGTTCAAATGCAAAATAGACTTGGAGATATTGCAGAAGAAATAGGAGAAAAACTAATCCCTATTATTATTCGTTTAGGAGAAAAATTAATGTCATTTTTAAATGGCTTTAGTAATTTAGACTCCAAGACTCAAGAGTTAATTATTGGCATAAGTTTATTAGTTGCTGCTTTAGGTCCTTTATTAGTAGTTTTAGGAAGTATTGCAGTTACAATAGCTGGAATTTCTGCTCCAATGTTGGCAATAGTTGCAGCAGTATCAGCTTTAGCAGTTTCTATTGCTTACATAACTGATAACTGGGAGGCTTTAAAAGAACGATTTAGTGATATTAGCTGGTGGCAAAATGCTCTTATTGATATGGTGCAATTCTTAATCGAGATTAATCCATTTAATACAATTGTAGAATCATTTAATAAATTAAGAAAGCTTTTAGGAAAAGATCCATTAGATAATCCATTTGAATCTATTAATGATGGATTAGAAGATTTAAAAGTTGAGACTAAAGAATATGAGCATGAATTTAAAGACTTTGGAACATCAATAGAAAACTCATTAAAAAAAGTTTTACCTTTAATAACTAAATTTAATGAGGGAATAGGATTAGGCTCTGGAGGTGGAAGTCAGAAAAAAAGACCTGGAATAACACTAGATTTCACTTCTTTTGATAATAAAGTTGTTCCAGAACAAGAATTTAGTTTATTAGCTCCTATTACTCAAGAGCAGCTAGACAAAATTGCTAAAGCAGTAGAATTACAAAAAGAATTAAATTTACAAACAGAAAATATAGCTTCTTTAAATAATTCAATAACTTCATCTTTTGAATCATTTGGCAATACTATTCAAGGAGTATTTGCTCAATCTTTACAAAGTTCTGATGGATTTTTCAAAACTTTTGTAGAGGGGTCTAAACAAGCATTAAAAGCAATACTAGCTCAATTAGCTGCTACTGTTTTATTAAATGCTTTGCTAGGAGGAACTGGAGCTGGTGGTTTAATGGGTTTTAAAGATATAGGAGGGTTTGCTGGAATTCCTAAATTATTTGGCTTTGCAGATGGTGGATTAGTAACTGGAGCTACAATGGGAATGATTGGAGAAGGACCAGGAACAAGTATGAGCAATCCAGAAGTTATAGCTCCATTAGACAAACTTAAATCAATGATAGGAGAAAGTGGAGGAGGTAATGTCCAAGTATTCGGAACTATAAAAGGATCAGATATTTTATTAAGTAGTGATAGAGCTAAAAACAATAGAAATAGAACAAGAGGATACTAATGGCAAGAGAAAAGAAATTTGAATGTAGTTTTAGAAGTGATATTGGGGTTTATTATAGATTAGAAATTTACGACAATGAGGCTACTAATAACACTTTTTACAGTCCAAATTTAAGTAGTAGAGGATTTGATTTAACTTATCAGACTGATGATGAAAATAGATTTACTGGGTTAATTCCTAGTGAGTTTCAATTTGATATGTATATTGAATCAAATGCTCAACAAGCTTTAATAAATGAAATAAAGATAAGTATTTATAAAAGATGGCAAATTGGAGTTTATCGTTCAGATGATGATATTACTTATACTTTGTTCTGGTGTGGTAATTTATTAAATGATATTAGCCCAGAGCAAGATGTTGCTTATCCTAGAGAGTTTAGTTTAACGGCAGTTTGTGGATTATCTAATTTACAAGACATAAAATTTAATGAGGGAGTTGGATATGATGAGCCATCTACATTTACTTGTTTACAATATTTTAGAAATGCTTTTACTTTGCAAATTAACACTGATACTTTTTTTAGTGGATCAAGTCCGTTTAGTAGATTTATTAGAACTTATGTAGATTGGACAACTGATGGAATAGGACATCAAGCAGACAGAGATCCTTTAGTTTATAGCAGATTTAATTTTATGGCTTTTGTAGAATTAGATGAAGATGGTACAAAAAAATACGCAACTACATTTGAACTATTAGACTCTATTTGTAAAACTTTTGGAATGAGATGTTTTTTTAGTAATGGCTCATGGGTTTTAGTTCAAGTTAATTATTATGATGCTTGGCTAACTCCTAACACTCAATTTTTTAGATTTTATAATATTGGAAATGATGTTACTGGCTCTCCAGATTCTTCTGGCTCTACAAGTGCAGTAGTTACAGAGGGAACAACTTACCAAAGACTAGGAGGGGGGGATTTTGATTATATGGCAGTCTTAAAAGAGGTAAGAGCAAATTATGACAGATTACAAACTTTTAATTTGCCTTTTAACTGGTATAGTAATAACGGAGATGAATCTACACAATTTATTCCTAATTTTAATGAGATTCCTTTATGGAATGGATATAGATATAATAATTTAACTTATTCTGGAGTTGGCTTTGATTTTAACCAAAGTAAAACAGATAGATTTACTGCTTTTTTAGGGAATGTAGTAGCTACAAATAACTCTACTTTAAGATTTAATAGAAATTTTAAATTTGGAGGTTTAGGACAATTTTTACCTTATCCAATTACCACAACTAATAACAATTTAGTAGTTTTTATTAATTTAAGATTTAGATTAGTAGGAGCAAGTAATACTAATTATGCTTTTATAAGAGATGGAAATGAACAATGGCATACAATCACAGATTTTGCTAATACATTAACATTTACCACAGAACCTTTAGACTCTGATAATTTATTAAGTAATTTTACTTATAATGTAAATTGTGAAACATTTACAATTCCTTTTGATGGAGAACTTTATTTAGATGGATATGCTGCTGTTTGGTATAATTATTATTCGGCAAATGGTCCAATACAAGTTTCATCTTCTGATACAGATTCTGAAAATATAATATGCTATTCGCCTCCAGTATATAATCAAAATGGAGGAGTTCAATATTTAGTTGATGGAGAACTATCTAATCTAGAATTATATAGAGCAACTAATTCTCCTGGAGGAACTGCTATTGATACTGGGGTTAGTTATGAAGTTGAAGATTTATTAATAGGCAGCTCTCCTAATGGTATTGGAAGAATTGAAACTTATAATTTTACAACATTATCATGGGATTCTTTTGACACTACTTGGAAAGCTTTTAATACTGGAACTGGAACTAGAATAACACAATTATTAGTTGAACAAATATTAAAAGGTCAGAACAAAGGAGCTAGAATATATAACGGAGATATAAAAGTTACAAATAATGCAAGTCTTTTTCCTTATTACTTTGGAATTGTAATTGATGGAACTACTTTTGTTCCTTATCAATGTACTTTTAATGGAAATTTAGATACATGGTCTGGAGAATGGTACGAAATAGCTTTAAATAGTACAGGACAAACAATTTCAGTAGGAGTTGATACTGGAAACCAAGTTACAAATGAGGTTACTAATGTAAGTTTATAATTATGAGTTCAATAACAAATTATTTAAGAGCAGAGGCAATAGCAATAGTATCGGATCAACCTACAAGCGCAACAATTAGCTTTTTATCAGTTATTCCAGGAACTGCAACTAGAACTTTATTATATAGTGGAGATGAGGTTATTGTTGTATGTAAAACAACTGGAAACTCTTATCCATTAACTTTAGATAATGACTTTGATTTTAATTCTGGAAGATTAGAGTTTAACACAACTACTTTAGATGAGGTTATACCATTAGGAAGTTATATTGTTTTAAGTAAAGACTATAAATGGGATAGTTTATTTAGAAAAAACTCATTAAATCATTTACATTTATATCAGCAAGGAAATACACATGGAAACGATTTATTAATGGCATTTACTCAATACAATTTCAATGTGAATTCTGGAGCAATTTTAGCTAGTGGAGATGCTAAAGGAAACAACTGGGGAGCTAGGTATGGTTTTTTTAATGCCCCTCATAATGGATGTCAAGTAGAAAGAATAAATTATAAATTTACTACTAATGCTGGATCTGGAGAGATATTTGTTTTTAGCTTATGGAAAAAACCAGTTACAGAAAATGGAACTGCTGCTACTCAATTAACATTAATAGATTCTTATAGTATGACAAGTCAAAATAATGCAGCTTATGTGTTTTCTGCTAGTATCACTCCAAGTTTAGCAGATGGAGCATTAAATGCTAATGATGTAATAATACCAACTATAAAAAAAGAGGGAACAAAAGTTAGTTCTACTAGAATGTACGGAGATATTGAAATTTTAACATCATTTGATCCTAGAACAAGCGTAATTTAAAAACAATGAAACAATTTATAAAAGACAATTTAGACGTATTTAGTATTAATACAATAACTCTAGGATTAAGCTTAACACAAGTTCATACTATATTACAGATAATAGCTTTAGCAGTAGGTATATTTTACACTATTGATAAAATTATTTATTTTAGAAAAAACAAAAAGTAATGTTTAATTTAGGAACTTGGACTAAAAGTTTAAATAATTTATATAAAATGAAATACTTTAAGATAGAAGAGTTTACTTGTGATGGAGTTATCTGTTATGATAAAATGAGTCCTAAACTTTTACAGATGTTGGATCAAGCAAGAGAAATATCTAACACTCCTTACAAATTAACTAGCTCCTGGAGAAGTAAAGAGAAAAACGATTCATTAAAAAATAG